ATGAAGTCGTAGATGCAAATTACGAGATAAACGCCGAGCGCACTGAATCGCCAGACCATAGTGCTGCGATCCATTCCAACCCTACTAGCCCCCCTTCTGCTCCATCGAATTGGAGAAGTACCGATCCATCTTGTTCTCTAATCGGGACAGATGCCCCATGATCTTGTCGAACTGCTGATTTGTCCTGCTCTCCATTCTTTCAAACCTTTCCTCGACCGCTTCGATCTTGAAGTTGGCCACTGCTATCTGCTCCCTCAAGTCGTAGATAAAGGTGAAACCGCCGACCACCAGGGCGATGGTTGTTACGATATGCCCCGCTGACAAGGTTTTGCTGAATGGTGTGTCGGTCATAGTTCGTCCCCTAGAACATCGTCATGTCTGTCTGATCTGTTTGCTGGCCTGTTATCAGACCAGAGTACCGGGCCACCTGAAAACAACAGGCAAGCGGTTTCGTCTTTAACCCCCACCAAACTGAATGTTCCATCTTCTCCACCGTCTACAGTAAGGTAGATGTCTACCCCACCTCTGGTTTTGGTCAGGATTGCCCTGATAACTTCCCCATATTGATGTTCGAGGAAGTGGAACATCCCAGCAGAATCACGGCTGCAATACAGCATGAACTGGGCAGGGACAGCTTGAGTGCCAGGCGGCGGCAAGATGTTCTGCCTTTGCTCTGCGTGTGCAGGCATAAAAAAAGCCGCGACTAGCGCGGCTGTGGCGATGATGGATTTGATCATTGTGTTGGTACTGTTGGCACACCCTCTAAACCAGGCTGTGTATTGGGCGATGCACCCATTAAATAATCTCGCAACTTCCTTATCTGCTCGTCATCGATCCCTTCATTCGCCATAAGAATGGCACCAGCTTTTGCGTATGCACTACGCTGCTTGGGACTATTGAAATCAATACCTTCATTTTTACGAATCCACTTTAATAATCTTGGACTCGTCCATATTTTATTAAGTGTTCTAGGTAAAAGAATGCCACCACCAATAACCATCGATGCACCAGTAGGATCGAGCATGTAAGCTGCACCAGCTCCACCACCGGCAAACATTATTCTATCCATCCACTGCGCTCTAGCAGTTCCAGATGGATTACCAAATTTAGCTGGCGTCTTCATTCGTCGTGCCATCATTGCCAGTGCATCGAGATCCGCTTTCATATCCCCAAACATTGCTCTTGCGGCATTACTGTCTTCGGCGATCCGGCCATAGTTTTTTAGAAACTTTTGGGGGTTAAAAAACTCGACACTTTTATCAGTCAGGTCCGTACCCATTTCCCGAATGACACGCTCTTGCACTGCCTTCCAGGTATCTTTATCAACCGCTCTTTTTGCTTTCGCTATATTAGTTAAACTACCTTTACCAGAAATGAGACTGCGCCAAAGGGCTTCTGGGTTCAACTTTTCAATTTTGGCAAGTTGTCCTGATCGTTCAATGATCGCCCTTTGATAATAGTTTCTGGCTTTATCCCATGCCCGTCTTTCATGTCCTCCCATCCCCTGAGCCGCTGCATCCATATCGGACACCAGTGCTTTATAGGCTTGCTTCATTAAACCGACATTTTCACCTGAACCAAATTCACCCAGCTCACCTAAAGTTTTTCTGACAGCATCAAGATCACCCCATGTTTGGGGTTGTACATCACCCTCTTTAGTGACGGCATTAAATATTTTGTTGATGGTTGGGTTATCACGGATCGAGGCTAAATCAGGATTTTTGAATCGACCCTTATACATATTCAACCACTCGCCAAACTGTGTAGGCTGAACAGGGTGCTCACTAGAAATCATCTTAGTTGCATCAAAAAGCACTCTGGCCCTATCCTTAAACGCATCAATCTTTGTTCTCGCACCAGATTGGATTGCCTTACCTACATCTGATGGATCTACCAGGCGTAGTGTTGCGTCGTCGGTCAGATGCGTGACCATATTTCCATATTCGTTATAAATCTTTTGCAGATGTGCTTCGATGTTTCCACCCGCAAACGGCAACTCCTTCAGACGCTGTTCGAGTGCCTGGATCAATCGGTTGTCCGAAATCATTCCAGGTGTGGGCTGAATGCGTCGTCCTTCAAATACGTTTGAAACAAGTTTGCTTTCATACGAGCCGGGTTTGGGAACCTTTCCACTAACAGAACCACCAGCGGCAGTAACTAGGTCATGGATTAATCCCTGTTCATCAGGACGTACATTACCTAGCCATTCGTCCAAGTCCTTGCCTATCAAAGCACCAGTAGCACCACCTAATGCAATACCACCTATCCGGCCCCACGGTCCAAGTGCAGCACCATAATCTCCACCTATCCTGGCACCTATAGCTGCTGGTGCTGTTTCAGCAATCACCCGCGTCGCCAAGCTCTTTATTTCTTCAGGATCACCCACCTTACTCAAAGTGCGATCCACGATATTCATACTGTCGAGCCGTTGGTTTAGTTTCTTTTCCTGATGCCCACTCCAGTAGCCAGGTGCAACAACAACTTCACTCATTGTTCTAACCTCTTTGGATAATATTTATCGAGGTAATTCTGCAAGTCATCTTCAGTGTATTGTTCAAATTGCGGATCATCCCGCATGATGGCAAATGCTTCTTCCCGTGTATCGGGTAATCCTTCCGCAACTCGATCAAATTCTTTAATCGCAATTTCCTGACGACGGTCTATGAATTTTTTCACTTCTATATTTTCTACAGTAGCGTCGCGGTCCCCAACTGCTAATCCCCTCTTTTCAAGATCAGCTACCCAATCATAAGCACCAAGCTGAACACCGAGAGCAACATCATTCAGCGCCTTCATGGACTTCAGAAGTCGAATGTTTCCTTCTTCCGTCATACTGAGCTGCGGAATCATTGCCATAAAGAGTTTCATTTCTCGATCTGAAATTGCGCCCTTCGTCATGGCGAGTTTCAGACCAATGAACGAATCAGAGGTCGCCTTCCACCATTCAGCCATTCCAGCCTTTTCATCAAGCAATCTCTGTGACTCACTCGCTGGTAAGAACTGACCCAACGCTGCTTGTATCCTGGTAAAGAATCGCTGGCCTGTGCCGGTTTCAACCGCGCCGCTTTCAACAGCATCAAGCAACGGACCAATCTGCATGTTGTCGCGCTTCAACTGATAAAACATCTTTTCTTCATCACCATAAAGAGCGTCACCAATGTATTCGGCAAACCGTTTACCTAATGCTTCTTGCGTAGCGGTTTGCCCTTTCGGCATCTTTATTGTGGTTTCAGTTGTTTGTTTTTGTATCGGAGATCGGGCGAATACCTTTTTAGATCCGTCAGAAAATACTTCATAGGTCACCCATTCATCACCTACCCGAATCGGTTTCAGTTGGCTGGTGACTTTAGGCGCATCCAGACTCATCCCCATTACAGATTTAATTACACTGAGTGGCGCATCATTCTTTACTAATGCACGAAATATTGATGCCTGACTCTGCATGTCAGCATCGGTCAGATTTCTCAATGCCTGAGTACCAAGATGCTCATTAAGTTTTGCTAGAGCATTGGCTTCGTAGGTAGAACTGTTATTTTTTGTTCCCCATATATTTGATACCGCACCTAGTATTCTTTTGCGTTTTTCTATCTGTCCGATGTAATCAACAACTTGTGATGATGTTTTACGCTGAGTCGTCGGCGCTCTCGTCACCGCACCAGGCGTAACCGCTGGGCCAAACCTATCCATCTCCATTTCATCAGCACGGGCATCACCGACCCTGGCACGGACGTTGGGTCCGTAGATGGACTCGATAGAATCCCAGTAGGGGCGGGTTGGTTGCTGTTGTGTGGGTTCTGCTCTAGGGACTAACGCAGTTGGAGCTGCTGTACCCGCTGTATCTAGGGGTGTTCCTGGATCTTGGAGAGCTGCAATTTGCTCTGTCAATGATCCTTTTTTAGCCACCAGAGCATCTGCTTCATTCAGTGCAGTACCGGTTTGACTAAGTATTTTTTCTCTTTCTGCTGCGATAGCTTTAGCTTTACGAAGCTGATCGTATTCGGGAAGATATACCGGTGTAGTGCGTTCTCTACCGCGCATAGGTGGCGGGATTCGCATCGGAAGCATATCCGCAGGATCAAACGGTTCCGCTCGGGGGATAGGCCGCATGTCGGACGGGTCAAATTCCTCGGTACGCATATCAGGGACTTGACTCCAGAGATCAGGCTTACGCCGTCTATCTAAAATCGTTTCCGTATCGCCCGGAGTAACTTGGGAAGGCGCACCCCTTAAAAATCCTGACTGTCCTGGTACGCCGCTAAAAGTTGGATCTGGCCCCATAACACTTTGTGTGGCTACAGGACTATCAGGATCAAACCCAGCCAACAGACCCATCGCATATTCAGCAGCTTTGCGACGCGCCTCTATCTCAGCCGCGAGTAGTTCCTTCTTGCGTTGCGCCATCTGTGCATCTGTTGGCATTACTGTGCCCTCTTTCTTTTTGCGAGATACGGGTTGTACGAACCGCCAGTAGGCGTACCACCCATCAGACTCGGCATCAGTGGTTTAGGCACTGGAACCTGGCCACCGACCTTTGTAGCCCTCAAACTCTTAAACGGCTGATCGGCTGCGTCGTAGTCTTCGCCAGCACCTTCGAGTTGTTCTTTTAGTTTGTCCATAAAACCGTCCTCGAATGTTCCCATTTGAGCTGGTATTGTTTGCGTTCCAGTTCGACTTCTAGGATCACCCGGATAAGCCCCTGGCGTTAAATCCCGAGTAAACGCTGGTTTCTTTGGGAATTGGATACCAGCGCCCATCACAACACTCCTCTAAAATTATTAATGATATTCATAATCACATAAAGATAGACGCAATACTCGCCAGCTTACCGATCGTATCCAGACCGCTCGGGCCTGGGGCTGTGGTGGTGGACCCGTAATCGCCTGATATCATTGCCATGTAGTTCTGTAACGCATTCTGTGGCGCTTGCTGCGAGTAGGTGTAGCGAGAAATATCATCGTCTATAGCCCTCTGTGACATTGCCTGGCGTTTATCTCCGATGTCACCCATGCGGTCGTAAACGCTAAACGGCTGTGCCATGATGCTCGGATACTGTTGCATTCCCAGAGCTTGCTGGCCGAGCTGCATCTGCGCCGCTGGCATTCTCATCCCCTGTGCCTGGGCGTAGGCATTGCCGTACATTTCAGCAGCCTTGTTCGTCATCTGCTGGTTGGCTGCGGCGATTGCTTTTGACTGGATGTTGTTGGCGACCGAACTACCACCTGGGTGGGCTTCTACGATTCCCTGTCGAATGCCAGGAAGGACGTTACCGAGAAGCTGGCTTTTCATCTGATTACCGAAGGTTTGCATCATGTCGGCATAGGGTGAGCCTTGACCTGTATCGACTCGACCGGCAAGAAGATCGGATGTTTGACCACCAGTAAATGGTGTAGCGCCCTGTAGACTGCCGATAAGGGCATTCTCCGCGCCTTTCATCATCGACTGTGTGCGTGGTGCCATTGTGTAACCGAGGGTCGCGGCCTGGGCCGCCTGCTGCGCTGGGTCGAAACCAGCCGTAGTCGCTTCTGGGTAATATTCGGCTGGGCCTTTATCGAGTATTTTTCGAGCTTCGCCAAAGCCGTACTTCAGCGGCTCAACTTGAGCTTCCCACGGCTCAACCGTTTGTGTTCTTGATCCACCACTCATAATTTATTCCTCATTATTAGTCCGGTCCTGACCAGTCTGGATGACCCGGCCCATACGGCATGTCCTGATCGACCCAACTTGATCTGTATACTGGTCCACCAAAACCCAAGAGGTTTTGTGTGTAATTGTCACCTTGAATATCTGCTCTACCGTAAATTGGGTTGAATCCCCAATTCGCCAACGGCCCTGTACCAAACGCTGAAGACTGCGGAGCAGTCAACCAAGAAGGACCGCCGTAATCTGCTGCTGCCCACGGCACAGTCGTTGCGAGGCGGCTTGTAGGATCTTCCACGCTGACATTTTGTGGATCGGCTAAAAGACCGCCTAAGACACCATATTTAGGGACTAAATCTGTACTTGTATATGCACCCGGTGTCCCAGCCCAGTCAGCGAAATTAATGTTGAAGCCGGGAACCGGAGCGCCGCCAGAATCATACCCTCTAGTTACCCACTGGTTCATGCTTGGGTCCCAACCTTCGGCTGATGAATGCCGTGTTGCAAAAGTTTCTTCCGGGCCACCTGCTCCACCATACATCATCAACGGGACGCGATAACTGTCATACGCCCTGTCCGGGCCAGTACCACCGCTAACTCCGCTTACCTTGTAAGGATCACCTGTTACACGGTACATATAATTTCCAGTACCCGCAGGCGCTATTCCCATTCTGTTTACATAATTGCTGAGTAAGGCACCGTAGGTGTCTACAACTTGGTCATCTACAACCTTGTCATCTACAACCTTGTCATCTACAACCTTGTCATCTACAACCTGGTCGGTCCTCGATGGCATCTTCCCTGTCGGGAAAAGCGGTGTGGGGGAAATTGGATAAACTGCCTTTCCCTCGCCCGGTGGATCGACAGGTTTCCAACCACCAGGAACGCGGCCAGGCGTAGTCCCGCCGTAGTAATACATGAGATCCCGAACGGTATCGCCGCCGGGGATACCCTGGTAATTGTTATCTACGTCTGGCGACCACGCTTTCGGCATCCAAGGTTTATAAGCCAGGTTCTGTCCGATACCCGCTGACTGTAGAAATGGGTATTTGATGGTTCCAAGATCAACGTCGCTACTAAGTAGGCCACCGCGCCAGTTGGGGTCGTAGTCCGGGTGGTCTGGCTGGTCAGGATTCCACTTAATGTCATTCGCTGTACCTATGGCAAACTGGGGTGGGATTGGCTCTGGCGGTAAATCTCTAGGGTCTACGAATGGAAACTTATTTGGGTCTACTCGTATTGGACCGCCGGGCCCGGGGTTTTCTCTGTCAGCGGCATTTAAGTATCCAGCTTCTCGCGCTCGTCTGTTCGCATCAATTTCCTGATCGACAGCGCTAGTAAACCCAGCACGTACAGCTTCATCATTTGCGTATGCTTCCATATCAGAAGCACTTTGAAATTTTTGCCCAGTTCGTGGGTCAGTAACTAGTTTTGCCCTTTCATTTGCCGCCCTTTCCCTCGCTGCCGCACCACCCTCAACACCAGCCGTACCCGCCTTTGTATTTGCATGAGCTTCCTTATGGGCCGCGCTTTCATAGCCCTCTGCTCGCGCCCTATCATTTGCGGATAACTCTTTTGCTACCTCTAATGGGTATCCTTGAGCTACATATTCTTCTGTTGTTGCCATTATTGCATCCTATGTTTCAAGGCTGTACTGTTATTCGGGTCTACCCCAAGTTTGTCTGCGTTTATCTGCACCCAAGCCGCCTTTAGATCAGGATAAGCGTCTACATATGTTTCATAAATTGAAGCCATTTAGCTAAATCTCTTTCGTAAAAATATGATAACTGTTAGTCCAGCCCTTCAAAATCTTCCCCCAACCTTTGCGTCCCCAGGCTTCAAGATGTGAGCAACCTAAACTTTGTGCAAACGCTTCCAGTTCTGGGTAAAAAGGAAACCACTTATCCATTTCCCCGCCCCCTATGGAAATAACCCGTAGGACTTTCTTTCGGGGATATGGGATAAATTGCGTCACCATCGCAGCCAGGACTTCCCTTTCCTCGACCGCAATCCAGAGTTGCATTTCCGAGTTGGACAGGAACGGCAGGAAATCCTGCGCTTCCATCTCACCCTCGGAATGGGGTGTGGCTTTATCTAGGTGTGGTTCTACAAGCGGCCAAATCGACTGAACATCGTCAGGCTTGACTTGGACTACCCTAGTTGAACCCAAGATCCAGAAGAATCATAAAAATAGATCCCCTCACCACTTCCTGCGTCCCAGTTTGTCCCATCAGAATATCTGATGTCGCCAGCTCTGGGTTTGCTTGGTGCGGTGTTGGTTTCTTCCAGCCGCAGTAGAGACTGGTTTAACAGAATATTCCCCAGGCGGTTCAGTTCCGTAACCACGTACAGACCCAGATCCTCAGTCCTCTCCGGTAGTGGACCCGGTTCATAACGGACAACGGACTTGACCTTCTTTACTGATGCCATCGCCATCAGTAAGCTCTCGATCCCCTGCGTCCAGCGTCTTCCAGTTCAAACTCAAGTCCCGTTAAACGCCAGGATGTATCACCGGTACTTTCGATTTTTATCCCGTACAACTTACCCGCAGACCGGCAGGACACTTTCGACTGCGAATCCGGGTTAAACGAGAACGGACCTTTCCAGGAAATAGCTTCTTCGGTACTCATTTGCGAACTGACATAGAAATCGACTGTATCCTCGTTTTCCACCGTCATCTTCGGCCAGATTGCCTTGATTCGTTTAACTGTAGTTTGATCCGGCGCACCTTGTGCCGTAAGCGATAAACCCGTGCGCTCGATGTAACTGGTCATGTTCGTGCCATCTTCAGTATTACCTGAACGGTCACGGTAGAGCTTTGTGTTGGTCGGTGACGCGAATACCAGCACATCCTGATACTTGTCGTAAGACTGCGCCCAGTGTCCTTCTGCTGAGGCCCAACTTACCGATGCCGCCGACCAGGCACCGAAAGAATTTGGGTTGTCAATTACCCCAACGCCGATATGCGCTAATTCTGGAAGGTCACGAATCGTAAAAGTGTTGTTTGCGTAGTTCCAGATAACAGCCTTATCCACCTGATCATTTGCAGAGTTCGCTGACACGAAACAGGCCCAGATTTCAGTCCGTCCCGCATCTGCAACCACAAATGATTTCTCCGTCTGCTCACCATCCATAAACCCAAAAACATAGTCACGCATTTTTGTTGGTAACAGTGGCGTAATCCTGTCACCGGAATTGAGATAGAAATCTGATCGACCGAATATGAAATGACCACCATCAAATTCAGCGATGCAGTTTTTCGCCATTGCACCGACTGAGGGAGATAACATGCGGAAGGAAAAAATAAACGGCGTCCCCACAAACGTCATGGAAAAGGTTTCCTGCTCCGTATAAATCATAAAGGTATCGCGCAGTGGCAGTCCTTCTACAATCGGCGCGGTAGCCATTGACAATTCGATCTCGCCAGCGTCATTTGTTGCTAAAGTATCATCCCAGCTCGACGGCACGGTTTGAGTTGCCGCTTCCGTAGACCACTTCACCAGGCGGGGGTAGTTGACGCTGGATTCCGTCACGTTCAGAGCGATTAGAAATGAACGGAACGCTCTTAGGGATTTACACTCTGTAGAACCGGGCCAGTTCGACAGGTCATCCATCTTGGTTGCGGTAGACGGTACACCAGACGACAACGCCCAGAACTGTGGGTCGTCCACCCCATTGGTCATCACCAACACACCACCGATCAACGTGGATGTCCACCCCCCTGCCGCTGTTGCAGAGTAGTCCACATCAGATCCAGTCGTTTGACGGGTGATGTTTGTCCAACTCGAACCGTCGTGGACGTAAATCTTCGCCAATCCACCAACAATAAAATACTTGTTACTACCGGATTGAACAAAAGCAAGATGGTAGGGCGCAACAGGACAACTCGCCATTACCTCGGCGTAGCCTTTGATCTTCTCTATAGATCCCTGCCACGCTCGAACATTATTCCCATCAGACCATGCGTTTTGGGGGAGCTGCCAGGATGAATAATCTTTTACAATGCCGACCTCACCGACATTTTCCATAGCGACTAATGCCACTATTCTTCCTCTACATAATCAGGATCATAGGGCCAGCCACCAGTTACATTATTTACATACGTTATCCCGCCATCTTCATCTGGTGTTCCCGGTGTAGACTCATACAGCTTTATAGCATCTAAATCTACCAGCGCATCTATCTCAGTCTCTTTAGTATTTGATGCAGCCCTTACATCTGAGCGATAGGTTTTCCAATCCGCTGGCATTGTCGCACCACCATCTTCTTCCCGTATCCGCATCCAGTCTGATTGGGCTAAAGTAGACGC